ATTCTGCGGAAGTCAGGGAACTGGTAAAAATGACTTGCATAACTGACAAGGCAAAGCATGGAAGGGTTGTTACACGGCTTCCACAGGACCCAGGCCAGGCAGGAAAAGACCAGGCACAAAGTTTTTTGAAATTTTTGTCTGGCTTTACTGTGCATATATTGTCAGAGTCTGGGGATAAGGTTACAAGAGCAGAGCCTCTGTCAGCCCAATGGCTTGGGCTTGAAGGAATGGATAAGGGAAATGTGGATGTGCTGGTGGCAGAATGGAATGAAATGTATTTTAACCAGATGGAAAGTTTTCCACAATCAAAGTTTAAGGATATGGTAGATGCAAGCAGTTCTGCATTTAGTGAACTGGAAAGTGGTATAAACCATTCAGCACCTCCTTCAAATAGTAGTTTAGGAAAAAATAGTTATTGGCAAAGGTAAGGAGAAACTATATGGGAAAGGAAACAGCAGAAAAGTTATCAGATAAAGAATTACACTGTATTGCAAGAATGCTGCAAAGTGCATGGCGGGCACCAGGGCAGGAAACTATACCTACAGACAGGATGTTTTATGGGTGCTGGTATTGTAAATATTCACATGAATGTAAAATGCCGAATGGAGGAATGGATTTCAGGGAGGCACTGGATAAACTGGGCAGGGTGACAGGTGTTAATATATTCCCTGTACGTGAAAACGGGCTTGGGAGTATATTCCTGCCAGCATCTGTTTTTATAGAGCACCCAGAAGAATTAAAGTATCTTGAAAGATATCATCCAGAAGAATACCAGTCATTAAAAGAATGTTTGGATGGGCTTATATCAAAATAATTTCAGTCATTAAAAGTTAACCAGCGTTAAAAATTATAAGGAGCAGAAGTTTGGCTAAGAACGGTGAGATAGGACATATTGGACAGCGGCGTTATGGTGGCACACTTTATGAGGAATTTCTTCCTGAACTCCGCGGTAAAAAAGGGACAGAGGTTTACAGGGAAATGTCAGAAAATGATGACATTGTGGGTGCTATACTTTTTGCTATTGAAATGCTTGTGCGGCAGTGTAACTGGAATGTTGAACCTGGTGGTGGTACTGCAAAAGACAGGGAGGCAGCAGAATTTGTAGAAAGCTGCATGTATGATATGCAAGCTACATGGACTGATACAATATCTGAAATTCTGTCTTTTCTTACGTTTGGCTGGAGCTTTCATGAGATTGTATATAAACGGCGCATGGGGAATACAAAAAATTTGCAGACAAAAAGCAAATATAATGATGGTCTGGTTGGATGGAGAAAATTGCCAATAAGGTCACAGGAAACGTTATACCAGTGGGAATATGACAATGAAGATAACCTGCTTGGCATGACGCAGCTTGCACCGCCAGACTGGAAGATATGCACAATACCAGCAGAAAAGGCATTACATTTCAGGACCAAAAGCAGGAAAGACAATCCAGAAGGAAGAAGTATTTTAAGAAATGCTTACAGGCCATGGTATTTTAAAAGAAGAATACAGGAAATTGAAGGTATAGGCATAGAAAGAGACCTGGCAGGGCTTCCAGTCATATATGGACCTGGGGGAGTTGACCTCTGGGATGAAGATATACCAGAAAATATCAAAATACGGGAAGGTCTGGAAAGCATAGCCAGGAATATCCGCCGTGATGAAATGGAGGGTGTTGTCCTTCCAGATGGTTACAGGTTGGAATTGCTTAGTTCTGGTGGTAGCAGGCAGTTTGATACCAATGCAGTAATTAACCGTTATGATACCAGGATTGCAATGACAGTTCTGGCAGATTTTATTTTCCTTGGTCATGACAAAACTGGAAGCTGGGCACTTAGTTCTGATAAGACAGAACTGTTTGCTGTTGCAATAGGCACATTTCTTGATATTATATGTGAAACACTTAACAGCCAGGGTGTACCAGCGTTAATTGATATTAATGGGAAGCATTTTGAAGGCATTACAGCCTATCCAGAGATAGTACATGGTGATATTGAAGATATGGACATCACTAAGGTTTCTGCATTTATCAAGGATATGACAGGCATTGGCGTCCTTGTGCCTGACGATGGGTTGGAAGATTATATACGCCAGGCAGGGCATCTTCCAGAAAGGACTTCTGATACCAGGGAAATTAACCAGGAAAGGCAGGGACAGCAGGAGCAGAACCAGCCTCCAGAACCAGAAACAGGGACAGATGGAGAGGAAATACCAGAAGATACAGAAGCTGCTAAAAAACGGTTAGGAAGGTGCATATAAGATGGCATTACGTTTCATTCCAGCAGGGGCAAAGGTTTTCAGGAAAACCCGTACAAAAGACAGCAGGGAAGTCCTGCGCAGGCTTCAAAGTTACCTGGACAGTAACTGCGGGAAGTTTGCTGTAATATTATGCAGCTTCTGGAAAGACCAGCAGGATGCAGTTACATACCAGGAACTCAGGCAGGCAGTTGCAGACGGGACAATAACCACAGAAATGCTGCAGATGTGGATGCAGGACTATTCAGTCCTTGTGGCAGGGCAGCTTGCAGGGATGTGGGCGGATGCTGCAGCAGCAGGTGCAGAGGGACAGCCGCTTCTTGATGGCACTGGTTTTAAGTTTAATATGCAGGAACCTGGAATAATGGACTGGATAAGCAGCCGTGGGGCGGAGTTTGTTACATCCAGCACACAGGAACAGAAAGATGCCATTTCTGCACTCCTGTCAAAGAAAATGCGTGACGGGCATACGGTTGATGAACTTGCAAGGCTTGTCCGTCCATGTATTGGTCTTACGGCAGGTGACGCAAAGGCAGCAGCAAGGTTTTATGACAGCATTGTGGACAATATGAAGAAAGAACATCCACGCATGAAACCAGAAAGCATAAAAAGGAAAGCCCTTGATGCTGCACAGAAATATGCAGAAAGGAAACACAGGTACAGGGCGTTTACAATTGCACAGACAGAATGTGCTTTTGCATATAACAGGGGTGCAGATGAAGGGGTGAGGCAGGCACAGTCACAGGATTTGTTAGGGCCTGTAAAAAAGCGCTGGTGTACATCTGGTGATGATGCTGTATGTATGCTTTGTAACTCGCTTGACGGGACTGAACTGGATATGGATGGAAATTTTAATATCGGGGGTAAAATACTTTTTAAGGGGCAGCATCTTTTACCACCAGCACATCCAAGATGTGCATGCGGGGTACAGTATATAGAGGTATAAAATATTTTACAGGGCATCTTGTACAGGGTGTCTTTTTTTCGTGGAGGTATACAGCATGAAAAAATTTTCTGATTTAATAGTTAAAAACAGGCAGGAATGGCTGCCAGAAAAAAACAAGGCAAGCCCTGGGGATATAGTGGAAGGAAAATTTTCCATAACAAAGTCTGATAAAGGGAGACACCTGGCATTTGGATGGGCGAGCATAGCCATAAAAAGCAACGGTGAAGTTGTAGAAGACTGGCAGGAGGATATCATAGAGCCTGCCGAACTGGAAAGTGCTGCTTATGGGTTTGTTGAGCTTTACCGTGAAGGCGGGGAAATGCACGAAAGGGGCGGTGCTGCTGTCCTGGTGGAAAGTGTTGTCTTCACAGAAGAAAAAGCAAAGGCAATGGGTATTCCAGAGGGCATCCTGCCAACGGGCTGGTGGATTGGTTTTAAAGTGCTTGATGAAGATGTCTGGGAAAAGGTTAAGGATGGCACATACAGTATGTTTTCTATTGAAGGCACAGCAGAGAGAGTGGAGGTGGAAGACAGTGGCAACGAAACTTAAAAACCTGGAAGTAAGCAAAGTAGACTTTGTAGACGAAGGTGCCAACCCTGGCGCACATATCCGCCTGTTTAAAAGGAAAGACAGCGGAGGGCAGCCAGAAGGGGAGGGCACAGGCAGAGAGCAGGGGAATGTATTAAAAAAGCTGCTTGGCTTTATAGGGAAGGCAGCGGGCATGGGGCAGGATGAAATTGACAGTGCAGCCAGCGAGATACAGAAAAGCGGTTCATACAGTTTCAATGAAAGGCTGGATGAAGCAAAGAACAGGAAAATTGCAGATGAAATATGGGATTTATGTTATGCGCTGCAGTCTTCTCTTTGTTCAATATTAAATGACAGTGAACTTGACAGTGCAGGTGCAGAGGCAGCAATGCAGGAAAGCCTTGGCGAGTTTATGGAAGTGGCAGGGGAAGCGGTTTCCAGGTGGTCTTCTGGGAATACCAGCGGCATTGCAAAGAAGGAAAACACAGGGCTGGCGCTTCAAGAACTTGAAATAATGAAAGCAGCCAGGGACAGGCTTTCTGAAACTATAGACAATGCTGCTGCAGAGGCAGCAGGAACAACAGGCAGTACAGTAATGGAAGGGGAAACAGCAATGGAAATTGATAAGAGCAAATTAACACCTGCTGAACTGGCATTTCTTAATTCTATTGAGAAACGCTGTGGGAAAGCAGGGGCAGACAGCCAGAGCCATGCAGATGGAGGGACAGGCGGGCAGCAGCCAGATGCCACAGGTGCAGGGAAACCTGGTGTGGCAAAATCACAGGGCAGCAGTACAGGCATAGGGATGCCAGAAGCAGCAGGCACAGGACATATACCAGCCATACAGGGACAGCCGCAGGGTGGCAGTGGTGATGTATACAAGGGGCTGCACCCAGCAGTAAAGGCAGAAATAGAAGAACTTAAAAAGTTCCGTGAGGCAGCAGAGGAAAAAGAACTGAAAGCTGTTGCGAAGAAATATGAAATCATTGGTAAAAAGCCAGATGAGCTTGTACCTGTTTTAAAAGAACTGAAAGCAGCAGGCGGCAGCGCATATAATGACATGGTTGCAATGCTTGACCAGACTGTGGATGCCATAGAAAAATCGGGTGTGTTTGCAGAGATTGGGAAGTCTGGCGGCGCAGGCAACGGAAATGGCGGTGCATGGGCAAGGGCAGAAGCACAGGCAGTGGAACTTATGAAGTCAAAAACAGGCATGACAATGCAGCAGGCACTGGATTCAGTCTTTGTTTCAGACCCAGGGCTTGCAGCAGAATGTGAAAAAGAAGAATAGGAGGGGCAGCAGCATGGCAGATTATTTCGGGAGCAGCATAAACAGCAGCCCTGTTGTTGTATTCAAAGCAGGTACAGGGATAGAAAATGCAAGGGCAGTGGCGTTGTCACTTAAAGATGGTGCACTTGTTAAAGCAGGAGCAGGCAAAACTGTCCTTGGCATTTCCATTGTGGAAACAGATACAGATGTAAAGGCAGGGGAAGACATCACTGTCCAGGTCAAAGACATTGGTGAGTGGGTGGCAGGCGGTGGAATCCAGGCAGGTGATGAACTTGCATCTGATGCAGAAGGCAGGGCAGTGCCTGCAAAAGCAGGGGATTTTATTGCAGGCATGGCATTAAGCAGTGCAGACAAGGCAGGCACATGGGTAACAGTGCAGGTTACAAAATCAGGTTATAAAGCAGCTACAGCAGGTTAAAAGGAGGTACATACAATGTCAAGGGAAGTAAACAGCGCAGCAGAGATACAGGCACGTATTGCAAAAGGGTGGAAGCCTAACCGTTATCTCTCCAATATGAGCATGGCATTTTTTTCAGGGAACAGTGGTTATGTGGCATCCAGTATTTTCCCAATGTGTCCTGTAGATTTTTCTACAGGGTATTATTATGTATACAATAAAGGTGACCTTGCCAGGGACAATGTGGCAAGGAAGCCAAAGTTTGGCAAGGTGCAGCCAGCACAGATGGGGCATACAGATGCAACATACAAGTGTGAAGTAGACCAGGTGATAGTCGGCATTGACCAGATAGGGGCACTGGATTACCAGAGGGCAGGCGTGCCAGCGTCAGTTGACCCGAGGCGTGCGAAGAACCGTTTTGTGACAGACCAGCAGATGCTCCACCTTGACCTGCTGTTTGCAGAAAAATTTTTCAAAAGCGGTGTATGGGGGAATGAGTTTGAAGGTGTCACATCAGGCACAACACTTTCGGGAAGCCAGTTCATAAAGTTTTCTGATGCAAATTCTGACCCTGTGAAATTCTTTGACGCAAGGACAAGGGAAATACACCTTGGAGGCAGGAGGAAACCGAACAAGCTTACGATTGGTTATGATACATTCAATGCATTAAAAGAGCACCCAGACCTGTTAGAACGTGTAAAGTACACAGGGAGCACAGCAAACCCTGCAAAGGTAAATGAGCATGTCCTTGCGGAACTGTTCGGCTTTGAGCAGGTAAAAGTCCTTGATGCCACATACAATAAAGCGGGCAGGGGACAGGAAGATGACATGGATTTTGTATGTGAGCCAGACGGGGCGCTCCTTACATATACTACAGACAGCCCTGCACTGGATGAGCCGTCTGCTGGCTATATATTCACATGGGACATGCTTGGCAACGGGAATTATATTGCCATTGATACATTTGAAGGTGAAGGCGGCACACATTCTGAATTTATGGAAGGGCTTCTTTGTGCTGACATGGAAAAGACATGTGATGATTTAGCCTGCTATATGAAAAAATGTGTATAAGGAGGGAAACAGCATGCAGTATTTATGTGAAAAGCAGATTGCATTAGGCGGCAGTACATATAACCCAGGCGATATAATACCAGACGGTGTTGTTTTAGACAGCCGTTCTGGCAAGCTGGAAAACAGCGGGTATATATCAGTAATCAGGAATACACAGCCCATGCCATACAGCAGCGGGACAGCCCTGCCGCAAATTGGGGAAGTTACCATGTATACACAGGAAGAAGTTGACAAAATTGTTGCAGAAGCCATTGAAGAAGCAGTAAATAATACTGTTATGGAAATGGAACAGAAACAGCAGGAATTACAGGGGTATGCAGCAGAACTACGTGAAACAGTACCAGGGGCTTATGAAGGGACAGTCCAGATTTCCATAGAGGGGACAGCAGACGGGGATAATGCACAGGCCACAGTAATACCAGCCACCCAGGAGGAAATCCAGAAGGTATTTTCCATCATGCAGATGAACGCAGAGGATGGTGTGAAGGAAATAGCAGGCGTTACAAGTGACAATGTGCTTGTGCTCCTCCATGCAGCAGACAGCCGTAAGACAGTTAAAAATGCGGCAAAGGAACAGGCAGTTAAATTACTGCATACAGATGTCACTGGTGCAGGTACAGGCACAGCAGGAAGCAGTGCAGAGGGGGATGGTGCCTGATGGCATACACATATAACCCGGAAAATATCATGGAAGCAGGCAAAGACCGCATGAGGTTTGAGCTTGGCGACACAATGACAGAAGGGCAGGCAGACACCACAGCACTTTCAGATGAGGAGATACAGGCAGCAATTCAAATGTACCCTGGCAGATGGAAAAGGGCAAAGCTTGCACTCCTTGAAAGCCTGTGCCGCCGTTTTGCTTACGAGGTTGACACAAAGACAGACTCATTGTGGCTTTATATGCAGGAAAGAGCAAAACTCTGGCGTGCAGATTATGAAAGCCTGAAAAAAGAAGTGTCTGCTGGTCCATGCAGCATACCTGGCACTGGGAACGGGGCAGGCAGCAGGCCGCCTTATTTTTATGCAGGGATGCAGCATAATGGAAGGACAGGCAGCATATGAAAAACGCAAAAATGATGTACCTGAGGCCAGGAAACCTGTTCAAGGAATTTGTTATAGAGGACAGCAGGCAGGTTGTTACCAGCACAGGGAGGGTTGCAGGCAGTTATTCTGGCAATGGCACAAGGACATTAAAAGGCTGCCTTTCCAAAGCTTCAGCAGAGGACAGGGAAAGCCACAGCCAGAAAGAACATATTGTTACACATTCCATTGTACAGGCTGGGAAACCGCTGGCAAAGCGTACAGACAGGCTTGTGCTTGGGGAGCGTGTATTTTACATTGTTGATATTAACAGTTGTGGAGGGCTTGGAGTATCAACAGTATATTATGCCGAAGAAAGGCGGGATGCCAGGTGAAACTGTGGACAGAAACAGATGCCATAAACTCTGCTGGCAAAGCTGTAGCTGTGAAAGTTTCAGAAATGACAGCGGATATTAACCACCAGGCTTTGTCCAGGGGTACAAGGGCAGTAAATGCTTTGAGGAATGCAGAACTTGAAGTGCTCAGGGGACAGA